ATGTACATCCTGAAAGAGATCAAGCATGGAGAGATAAACAAGATGAACTATTAGGTGATCCTAGAATGGCTTCACAAGAATGTGATTGTGATTTTAGTACATCTGGTGATATAGTATTTCATTCGGAATGGATTGAATTTATATCCCAAACAACTATACAGGAACCTCTAGAAAGAAGAGGTGTTGATCAAAATTTATGGGTTTGGGAGGGAGCTGATTATTCAAGAGAATATATGATTACAGCAGATGTTGCTAGAGGTGATGGTAAAGATTTTTCTGCGTGTCATGTTATTGATGTTGAAACTAATACACAAGTAGCAGAATATAAAGGACAATTACCACCTAAAGAATTTGGTTATTTTTTAACAGGTCTAGCTACAGAATATAATAATGCAATGTTAGTAGTTGAAAATGCTAATATAGGATGGGCAACCTTAGATGCAATTAGGGAAAGAGAATATAGAAATTTATATCAATCACCTAAAACAGATAAAATGACTGCTGAATCATATTTAAGAGCATATGAAGGTAGTAGTGAAATGGTGCCAGGGTTCACAATGTCAATGAGAACAAGACCTTTATGTATTAATAAAATGAGAGAGTTTATTGGTGATAAGTCTGTAGTTATTCGTTCAAAACGTTTATTAGAAGAAATGAAAGTATTCATTTGGAAAAATGGAAGACCAGAAGCTCAAAGTGGCTACAATGATGACTTGGTTATGTCATTCGGGATTGGTATGTTCCTACGAGACACGTCGTTAAAATTTCAACAACAAAGTTTAGACATGGCAAGAGCAACATTAGGTAGTGTAAAAAGTAATAAAGTAACATGGAGTGGTGGTTATGGGGGCAATAATGCCATTGGTAGTAATGTAGAAAATCCATACAAAGTTAACATAGGTGGTAAAGATCACGATGTAAGCTGGTTAGTAGGATAATAAAATATAATATTTATAAATAAATAAATACAAATGGCAGATAAAAGTTTATTTTCAAGATTAAGAAGGTTATTTTCAACGGATGTAATTATACGTAATGCAGGGGGCAATCAACTAAAAGTATTTGATGTAAATAAAGCACAACAAACTGGAGGTATAGAAACAAATGCTTTAGTAGATAGATTTAACAGAATCTACACAAACTCAGGAACATCAATTTATGGACAACAAGCAGCATTTAACTATCAAGTTATGCGTCCTTTATTGTATTCTGATTATGATGCTATGGATCAGGATGCTATTATAGCATCGGCATTAGATATTGTAGCTGACGAAAGCACACTAAAAAATGACATGGGTGAAGTATTATCCATTAAATCAGCTGATGAAGACATACAAAAAATACTTTATAATTTATTTTATGATGTTTTAAACATAGAATTTAATCTATGGCCTTGGATACGTAATATGTGTAAGTATGGTGATTTTTTCTTAAAATTAGAAATTGCTGAAAAGTTTGGGGTTTACAATGTAATACCTTATACTGCTTTTCATATTGAAAGAATTGAAGGAAAAATAGGTTTAGATCCAGATACACAAGAAATGGCAAATCCAAGTGAAGTTAAATTTAGATTTGAGCCAGATGGGGTTTCAACTTCAACATATGGTTACTATAATGTACCCAATTCTGGTAATCAAGCAAGTAGCATTATATTTGACAACTATGAAATGGCTCACTTTAGATTATTATCTGATATGAACTTTTTACCTTATGGTAGATCATACATTGAACCAGCTAGAAAATTATTTAAGCAATATACGTTAATGGAAGATGCAATGTTAATTCATAGAATTGTACGTGCACCTGAAAAACGTATTTTCTATATGAATGTAGGAGCAATTCCTCCAAATGAAGTAGATGCGTTTATGGAAAAAACTTTAAGTAAATTAAAACGTACTCCATTTGTAGATCAAGATACTGGTGAGTATAATTTAAAATATAATATGCAAAACATATTAGAAGATTTTTATATTCCAGTTAGAGGAAATGATCAAGCAACTAAAATTGAAAATCTAAATGGTTTACAATGGGATGGAATTCAAGATGTTGAGTATTTAAGAGATAAATTATTTGCAGCTTTAAAAGTACCTAAACAATTTATGGGATATGATGAAAACTCAGATGGTAAAGCTACTTTAGCAGCTCAAGATATTAGATTTGCCCGTACAATAGAGCGTATACAAAGAATTGTAGTTTCAGAATTATATAAAATAGCATTAGTTCACCTTTATACTCAAGGTTATAGAGATGAGCAATTAGGTAATTTTGAATTATCATTAACTAATCCTTCAATTATTTATGATCAAGAAAGAGTAGCATTAATGAAAGAAAAAGTTGATTTAGCTGCTCAAATGATGGAAACTAAATTGTTACCAACTGATTGGATTTATGAACACATTTTCCATTTAAGTGAAGATCAATTTGATGAGTATAGAGATTTAATTAGAGAAGATGCTAAACGTTCATTTAGAACGGGTCAAATTGAAGCCGAAGGTAATGATCCAATTGAAACTGGTAAATCATATGGTACACCCCATGATTTAGCTTCATTATATGGATCAGGCAGGATGCAGTCAGATCCTGGAAATGTGCCTGATGGTTATAAAGAAGGAACAAATGATAAAACTCCATTAGGTCGACCTACTGAAAAAGCAACTAAACGAAATACTCAAGATGATAATTTTGGTAAAGATAGATTAGGTGCAGCTGGTATGAAAAAAGATTATAATGATACTGGTAAAAGCGCATTAACACTAGAGAGCAATGCTCAGTTTCTCCAACACCAAAGTATGTTAAATTCAATTCCCAGTAAAAAACAAATGGTATTTGAGCAAGATAAGGCAAAGTCGTCACTTCTTGATGAATCAAATATTAAGGAACAGAAATCTTAGTATATTTATAAAAAAATAAATATTGATGTATATAAAACATTCAAAGTTTAAAAACACAGGTATTCTTTTCGAGATTCTAGTGAAAAAGATTACAGGTGACACTTTATCAGGAAAGAATTCTAAGGCTATTAAGGTTATAAAGGAATACTTTGTCAACACCGAATTAGGAAAAGAGTATAAATTATATGAAACTATGTTTAAGACAAAAAATCTTACAGAGCATAGAGCAAATATGGTTTTAAATACTATTTTAGATCAATCTAAAAAACTTAATAAAACTAAGTTAAAAAGTGAAAAATACAGATTAATTAAAGAATTAAAAACTCATTATAATTTAGAAGAATTATTTAAAACTAAACTATCAGATTATAAAGCACAAGCTTCATTATATACATTATTAGAAATATATGGTACTGATAAACCCTCAAATCCAAGTCAAGTAATAGATAATAAAATTACTATATTAGAGCATGTATCAAGTAATAAAGTAAATACTGATAAAGTTAAAGATACAGTATTAGCTGAATTTAAATCATATGATAAAGATTTACGTACATTAACATATCATGTATTATTAGAAAATTTTAACACTAAATATGATAATTTAAATATTAAACAAAAATTAATTCTAAAAGAGTTTATTAACTCAGCAGATAATGGTCCAATATTAAAAAAATTCTTTAATAAAGAAATAATTAATATAAAATCTTTATTAGTAGAACAAACAACAAAAGTTAAGGATAAAGCTACAAAAATTAAATTAATAGAAATTAATAAATTAATTGTAGAAATTAATAAAAGAACTTCAGTTAAAAGCAAACATTTAGTTGACCTGTTACAATATCATTCATTATTAGAAGAATTAACTACAGCAAATGGATAAAATTAAAAAAATTATTAAACGCATCATTTCAGAAGATTTACCTAGTACTAATACTGATAATAAATTTGAAGTTGGAGATGTAAAAAGTGATAGGGGCGTTGAATCTACTGTTACTGATATTGATAGTGAAACTGGAAGAATTAGTTGGGATATCAATTATTTGCCTGATTTTGAAGAATTATTTACTAATGCAGCTGATTTGGTTAATACTGCTAAAGGAGTTTATACTAAGTCTAAAACAGATGATAAATTAAAATTAATATATGATGAAGCTCGTGTATTAAGAAATAAGATACGTACTCATATAAGAAATGAATATCCTAGTGAGTATAAAAAGATAACAATGAATGAGGATGAAAGTTTAGATGAAATGTCTACAACTGGCGGAGGTAACGCTTCATTCACCCCAGGTACAGGAATGACATATGCCACACCATATGCCTTTAGAAGACCTAAAAAGAAACAAAAAGCAATACCTGAAAGTAAATTGGATGAAAATTTAAATTTAAGTTCATATGGTTATAAATTAGTTCCAAAAAATAAAGCAGGGAATTATGTACAAAAAGGTTCAAAATTAGATGTTAAACAATTATTTGAAGACCAAAAAGAATTTCAATCTAAAAGAATATCTGCATTTGATGCGATTGAGCAAGAAATGAATGATATTTATAAGATGTTGAGCAACGCTAAGAATGAGACAAGTGAATATTATAATGATAATCCTTCATCATACACAGTAATTAAACCAACAGATCTAGTTTTAGATTATATTAAAGATATTAAAAACCTATTAAAAGGAGAATAAAATGGCAAAAACAATACAAGAACAATATAACCAAATTAAAAAAGGAAAAGGTAGTAAAGAATTATTCCTTAAAGAGGTTAAAAGAAATTATCCACATATGGTAATTAATTCTGCTACATACAAACAAGCAGAAGAAATACTATTAAATAGATCTGTAATAACAGAACGTATAGCTGGAGTAGTTAATCAATCAAATAGCCAACCAAATTGGTTTAAAATATTTGATGAGAATATGGAAATTATAAAAGAAGCTAATCCTAAAAATCCTAATAGGTTTCCACCACTACACATAGCACAAACTAAAAACTCAAAAGCAGATGAAGCAGTTAAAGCTGATTCTAAAAAAGTAGCTAAACAAGTTGAAGATATTGATTCACACAACTTTGATAATAAAGCTAATAAAGATAATTATGATACTTTAAATGGTCAAGAATTTCAATTAGGTGTTAAATTTGAAATGGATAAAGTTAGAGAAACAGTATCAGATGCTGACTTGGGGGATGCAA